CCTGGTTTTCACCGCTGAGTACGTACACATTCCATGCAAACTTACCACGAGGCTTATCGCCCAGTACATCGCATAGAGGACAGTTGTCACCGAGGCATACAAAAGACTTACGTCCCTTGGCTCCATCGATCCAATGTGATTCGTAGACGGCAAATGGGCCATCTTCGAGGAATTTAACGAGAATTGCTTCTTCACTGAACTTGAAGTCAGTGGGGTATTCGGTAGTAACAGGCTTCATGAGAGCATCTAATGCATCCCATCCACCTTGGACTTTGTTATGAGACTTTGGTGCCGTCTCTTCTGAGACGTCATCTACTGTAGCCGCATATGATGCGGACTGAGGTTGTGCTATTGCCATGGTTGTCTTTTCTGTAATGAGGCACGGAATAAGCGGTTGTCTTAGACGTTGCTTACTTCTGGCTCTCGGTGGATGTGGCTTCCCTCCAGCGCCTTAACAAGGCCTCTGTTAGGTCTTCGTACATGCCCCACTCTACACGAGCAGAACCTAAAAGTCCACGTGCTGCAAATTCTTCAACAGCAGACTCAATCAGTTCTCTTGTGTACACACGGTTACCGCCTGTCTTTTGTCCTTTAAGGACTTTAGACCGCAGTCTGTATGGTGCGCGAGGTATGTAACCCTTTCGTTCCCATAAACGGATAGTAACAATCGTCTTCTCTAACGCTACAGCAAGTGCACCGATAGTGAAAACCTCTGTCTCTACTCCATTTAGTACTTTAAGGATGGGAGTTGCGTCCCACCCATTGCTCTCTCCGCGTTTACGGCGAGACATCTTGGGGTCTGGTTCGCGGCGCTTACTCTTCTTGGAACCAGGTAGGTACTCAAGATCAGCAAACGATTGGAGGATCTCATCATCTCCGCGAAGACCAGGCATTACTTCTTCTTACTCATTACGAGTGCCCATGTTATAACCTCTGGATACATCTCGTCAACTTCTAGTTCGGTTAGGAGATCGCTGTACATTGCAGCGGCAAGGGCATCCTCATCAATCACTTGAACAGTCTTGCAGAGTTCTTTCTCAAGACCCTTCTCTTTAATGATCTCTTCCGCACGTTCTTGGTTGATCTTACGCCCTACTCGGCGTTGCTTCTTGAAAGAAGTTACTCCGTCAATAGCATCCCCAAACTCAAGGGTAATGTGCCCCTCACTATCAGCCTCTCCAACAGCATCTAGGCGGGCAAAGATCTTCTCTTTAAATTCTTTTTGTTTTGCTTCAAAGTAGTCCAGTTGTTTCTTGATAAACACATACTCTTTTGCCTGTGCTAAGAAGTCATCTTCATCTACATTACGTGGTTCTGCTTTTGCTACCTGTGCCATATGTTCCCCCTATGGTCTATTGCGTGAAAGGAAGTTTATAAGACTTCCCACGGTTAAGTCAACTCCACCTTTGGAATTGATACCTGCTCCATCTAAGATCGCATCTGCTACAGCGTTCTTTTGCGCCAGCATATCATGCTGTCTCTCCTCGATGGATGATGCCATCAGTATGTCCTGGATAATAACTGTAGGCCAACGACTAGATGCACGCTTTATTCGTCCGTTTCTCTGAACAGACAGCCCTGCACTCCATGGTAGGTCGTAGTTAATAAGCAAGTTCGCGTTAGGCAAATCTACACCATAACCCCCTGCATCAGAGGATATGAAGACACGACATTCTGGATCAGTAAGAAACTTTTCTTTACTGGCTTCTTTTTCCTTGGCGTTCATATTCCCAGTGTAGAGAGTACCTCCGACAATGGACTGGAGTTTAGATAGCATGCCTACCCATGAGGTAAAGATGACTACTTTAGCCTCTGGATCAGTATCTAGGTGGTCGTTTACATAGTTCTTTAAGGCTTCTAACTTGGTGGATTTAACAGAGGATATGAGGTCCCTTTCACGCAGGCTATGGGCGTAGGCGCTTCCGCCATCTCCCTCCTCAAACTTCTTTGCGCTTTCTTCTAGAAGGGAGGGATGATCGCACAGCATTCTTAGGGCGGTGATCTTAGACATGATAGACCCACGCATAGCATCTGCTGGTCCACTCTGTTTATTTTCATTGCCATAATGTGCCATCAATGAAAATCCTGCACCGAGTAATTGCTGTGCCTCTATTAACTCCTGCGATAATTCTTCTGCAATGTGTCTGTACAAACTCTTATTATCTTTATCAAAATTAATAAGGATTGGATCACGATGAATTTCATCAGGCATAAATGGTGCAACATCTGGATCAGCCTGTGTCTTGCGTACTGATGCAACTTTCATCTTCTCATTGAACAAATGTAGGTTTCTATAGCGCTGTACACCACCGAAGTGATTTCGCACTATAAACGTTTGATCAAATAAATCAAACCTACCAAGCAAATTGGGATCAACGAATTGCATAATGCTATAGACTTCTTCTGGGCGTCCGTTCTCGATTGGTGTTCCAGTAAGCGCAAACCTAACATCGATATTCTTTGAGAGTTGCTTGACTTTCTTGGACCGTTGAGAACGGAACCCTTTAATAGCAGTGGCTTCATCACACACCACAGCACCCCAATCAATGGAAGTTACTAGGTCCCAATCATTAACTATTGATTCATAGTTACAGATAATGTAATTGGGTTCTTCAATGTCATACCAAACTTTTTCTCTTTGTTTTCTATTACCATCAACAACAAACCCAATGCCACTGGAAAATTTGTGTATCTCTTTCTGCCATTGGTATTTAAGACTTGCTAAAGCAATGATGAGGATTGGTTTAGTAAGGGTACCTAATTCCTTTAGTTCCTCTAAGGCTGCAATGGTCATAACGGTTTTACCCGTGCCCATCTCGTATGCTACAAGCATCCGTTTAGATGCAACCATACGGGCTACATCGTCTACCTGATAGGGCTTGAGCGTTCCTCTAAAGGCCATTGAACTCTTGTCCATCTACAGGGGTAGGAACGGTTAGAAGAGTCCCGCAGTCATCGCACTCACCGTCTGTAAACCATAGTGAGATATCGCTGTCCTCAAACATCGCCTTGATCTTAAAGACCAAGTGCCCACAGTTGGGACAGGCATGCGTAGGTAACCCACGGGCATCTAAACTCATTGGTATGCGGCCTTACCTTCCACCATATGTCGGGCGTTCTTGATTCCCCAGTGTATCTGATCCTCAGTCATATCTCCAATATCCTTGGCATCTATGCCTCTATAATTGAAGAAAGATAGATCTATCCCGTACTTATGAGCATAGGTGCGTAACTCTTCTGAAGCCTGCCTTCCAGCATCATCCTTGTCATAGGATGCTAGAACATGCTTAGATCTACGTAGGATCTTGGCTTGACTGCTGCTTACTGCTGCTCCCATCATGGAGATGGCTCCTGTATACCCTACAGTTTCTAGACGAACTACATCAAGGGGCGATTCTACGACGATGACAGTATCCTCATTCATGTTCTGAACATTAAATACTGTCCATGACTTCTTAATACCAGAGGGCTGATTCTTAAAGAAACGACCTACAGTCCCCTTCTCCTGCCATCCCCAAAGAGTAAAATCATCTGGATTACGAATAGGCAATATCCATGCGCTGTTCTTAGGGTCCCAGAGTACCCCACACGTTTTAGTGGCTTCTGCTGTGATATATCTCTTCCTGAGTTCTATCTCTGGGGGAACAGTAAAGACTGCTAGGCGAGCCTCTGACATCGCAACAGGGTCATCTGGATGCACGAACTTAGGCAGGTCTCGCAACTTAGCCAGTAGTGCATCTACTGAAATCTCTTTCTGCTCATTAACGTAGTCCTGGGCATCGAAGTAATCCATGTCCTTGAGGTCACGTACAAGGGTAAAGATATTTCCCTTATAACCACAAGAGAAGCAGTAATGAACTCCAGTCACAGTGTTGATCCACCAAGATGGATTACGGTCTTCCTTGCCTGTACGAGCCTTATGCATAGGGCAAAGACCCTGCAGTTCGTCCCCACGTTGGGCTACAAAAGTTAACTCAAGATTGATTAAGACTTTCTCGTAATCGATCATGGCTGGTTAGTCATCCATGCAGAACAGAATGTGCACTTAGACATCTCAGACTCATCATGAAAGCAGCCTGTTTCCCAGTTCCATGTAACAGGCGTCTCTGTAGGTGGGCAGTTACGGCTTGCTACTACTCTGAGGTTACGTACATTCTCGTCTTCTTCCACCATCTCAAGTCCAAGGATTACATCTGAGTCTTGAAAAAATGAGGAGGAATAACCGATGGAATCTGCAGTAACTTTTCCTGCACGCATCTTCCATAGCAAAGTTTGTGTACTGATAACGATTGGCTTATCGATCTTTTGTGCCAACCTCTTCAATGATCGGGTGATGTTGGTGATGGACTGTGGGGTATTCATCTCCCCAGAAATCTCGTCCAACATCAGGTACACACCATCTACAAACACAACATCTGGCTTAGTCTGTTGAATCTTTGCAGCGAGTGCTGAGACCGTGAGACCATTAACTGCATCTACTAGATGAAAAGACTGCATAGTTTCCATACGATTCAATGAATCAATGTACCGCTTAGTCTCTGCAGGAGTTAACTTTCCACGACGCAAGCGTGTGTGAGAGATGTTTGCACGGATAGAGTCATGGCGTTGTTGCTGTTCCTTGTTGTTCATTTCAAATGATTGGAACATGGGAACTTTACCTTGCTCATGGATATTGATAGCCATCTTCAAAGCAATCTGTGACTTACCTGTCTTAGGAGGAGCGATGATGGTAATGAGTTGACCACCCTGTAGTCCTGCAGTCGCTTCATCGATCTTATCAAAGCCTGTAGGTAATCCTAAGAACTCTTCGTTCTGTAACGATAGATACTCCTTGTAGCGTTCATCAGTATTCTTACTGAGATCCATCTCATGAGTACCAAGAACACCCTGTTCATTAACGCGGGTTACTGTGCGCTCCATCTCAACAAGTGCGCTGTCTGTATCGCTCAAGCGTATGTGCTCTACAGACGCCTCAAGTCCTTGACGAGTAATAAGCCCACGCCTAAAGGACACCAGTGTGTCGAGCATGTAGTCCATCGAGTCATCGATGTCTGTCTCTGGTAGTACCTTAAAGTTTGGGTAATGATCGTTTATTACAGTGTCTGTAGGAACTTCGTTGTATTCGTTGTAGTGCTTGACGACGAAATCCCATACCTTGCGGTTGTCATCATCAAGGAACCAACTAGAAGACACGCTGCGTTGAAGCGCGGGAACTAGATCCTTCTCCCTAATTACCTTACTTACTAACCTATATTCATTATCGAATGCCATTGCTCCTCCTACAAGTTGTTTAGTTCTACTCCCCATGATCCGTATCGAGCCACTCTACCAGGAACATCTACTACTCCCTTAAAGTTTGCCCTGTACGGAAGTTCATCTATGAAGTTGGTTATGTCATCATAGAGTTCAGCGTGATTAAATGGATTGGCTCCTCGTCGGTCCATCCTATCCATAAATGTATCTAAGTGCTCTTGTGTCCAGTAATCGTCTGCATACGCACCCAGTTCAACTGAGAGACCGTACTTATTAGACATATCCCACAGTTGTTTTAATGCTAAGTTATTTAAACGAGTTACTTTTCTTTCTTGGGTTGATCGAATAATCTTTTTAAATTCCACGATTTCAGAAAAAACCACAACATCAATAAGAACGATAATGCGAGGAGGCGTTTGATTCGAGATGTCACCATGCCTCATAACACTTCAATAGGAGAGTACTTAAGAATCAGTTCTCTGAACTTAGCAGGATCTTCTATTGCTCCTTCAACATCTTCCTCAGGAACTCCCTCGGGGATGGCGATCTCGTAGCGACCACTATTGATTCGACTCTTGATGTTTACAAACTGGGTATGTTTACAGGAACCCTTCTTCTTCCAGACAGGG